CAGAATATCTTTGTAACTCATTTAAAACTCTACGCCAATCGGGAAAATGAGCAGTGATTAATTCTGCAACAGCAGGTGGATTAAACTTTATCTTTTCATCCTTTAGAATATCAAGAACTCTTTTATAAAACTTATCTGCAAGTTTTACTCTTTCACCATTTCTAATTGTAAAATCTATATTAGAACATCTTGATTGTAAGGGATCAATCAGTCTATTTTTATAATTACATGTGAGAATAAAACCACAGTTCTTGTGAAACTCTTCCATGAAACCACGAAGAGCAGGTTGTGTTGATTGTGGATTTAGATAATCTGCCTCATCTAATATGATATATTTTCTTCCACCCTCTAATGAAACAGTTGATGCAAAGTTTTTTATCTTAGTTCTAAGAACATCGATACCAGATTCTTCTGATCCGTTTATCATCATCCAAGTAGAACCAATCTGTTCAACCATTGCTTTTGCAATAGTCGTTTTGCCAGTTCCAGCAGAACCAGATAAAATTAAATTAGGAATATGTTTGTCTTTGACAAACTCTTGAAATGTATCCTTTAATTTTTTAGGTAAGATACAATCTTTTACAGTTTTAGGTCGATACTTCTCAACCCACAGAAATGTATCCATGACTTAAACCTCATAAGTTGATTCGGGTTCAAGTGCAATCCAATACTCTACATTATCTGTTTTAGATTTGAAGTGACTGATATTTTTTGATGAAATAGACACATCGTATGAACCGGGTAATAATTTTAAGTTTTCTACTTTGAAAAAGAATTGAAACTTTGCACCTTGCGAAGATTGATTTACTTCTAATGAAAAGTTATTTGCAGTGTCATTTTTCTTATCTTTGACTGTAAGAAAACTACCTTCATCATTCTTTTCAAATACTAAGTCAGGTGCTTGTATTACAGACGCAGCCTTTTTAAGTTGATTTAGATCATCACTTGTCAATTCAAATGTGACATCAACTGAAGGCATAGTTATCATTTTACTTGGTGTTGTAATTACCGAAGGATCAGAGTAAAAGTATTTTAACTTTTGACCTTTACTATTCTCTTCTTTAATTGTTAGATGTTGATCATCAAAATCTATAACAGGTTGTTTGAATAAACTTGTAGATGATAAAAATTCATTCAAATCATATATTGCTATTTGTTTAGGAAATGTTTCTTCAACATTTACTTTTGCCACAATGTTTTTCATTGCAGACATCGTTGTTATTGTACTACCT